CTCGGCTTCCTCTTCGATCTATATCGCCTTCATTGGCGAAGCCGCGTCTGAGTGCTACTTTACGCCTGGAGAGGGTCTGTAGGGGATGCAGATGAGCCCGCCTGCCATTGAATACCTCGTCAAGCAGTTTGAGGGTTTGCGGCTTGAGGCATATCGCTGTCCAGCCGGGGTCTGCACCATTGGTTATGGGCACACAACGTCCGCTGGCGCTCCCCCGGTCAAAGACGGGATGACAATTACCAAACAGCAAGCTGACGACATTCTTTCTCGCGATCTTCACAAGTATGAAGCGGCGGTTGAGAGGTTACTTCATCAACCTTTAACCCAACATCAGTTCGATGCGTTGGTTGATTTTGCGTACAACGCGGGGGTCGGCAACCTTGAGAAATCATCCCTTCTCAAGAAAGTGAACGCGGCGCAGTTCAATGATGTCCCCGCAGAGCTGATGAAATGGACCAAGGGCGGCGGAAAGACGCTACCCGGTCTGGTTCGTCGCAGACAGGCAGAAGCCGCATGGTGGAGCAAGGGGAATGATCATCCGGCAAATGCTGAAGACCAACGTACCGCTCCTGATCCTGTTCCTGCGAGAACAATGGCGGGAAGCAAGCAAGGTAATGCGGCGATACTCACGGCAAGCTTCGCAAGCGTGGGAGCTGTCAAAGAGGTCGTTACGCAGGCGCAAGACGCGGCTGACACGGCAACTCAGTTTGTTGGTCTACTCAGCAACACCAATTTCCTTATCATGTCCGCGATCATTGGGCTGGCCGCAGCGATCTGGTATTGGCGCAGCAAGAACATGGACAAGTACGGTGTTTAGTTTGCTCTTTAATCCTTGGGTGCGGATTGCGGTATTGATCCTGCTTTCCATCGGCTCGCTCAGTTACGGCATCCATAAACTCAAACAACAGGCCATCGCCGAAGTGGAAGCGAAGGCCACTGCGGACGCTCTCAGGAGGGTTGAACATGCGATTATTGCTGGCGATTCTGCTGACGTTTCCCCTAATGGCCTGCTCAAGTCTGACGGGCACAAGCGAGACTAATCAAACAGCGTGTTACGTCTGGAAGGACATCTCTTGGTCTTCAAAAGATACCCCCCAGACGATAACTGAGATCAAGGTAAACAACGCACGCAGAGACGGTTACTGCGGGCCTTCCTCAACTAAGTTTTCCTTGTCTATCGGCAACTGACCTTCGAACAAATACGTTCCAACGTGTCCCGGCGTAAGCCAGGGCGCTGCATATAGTTGTCCGCCGATCTCCCTCCATTCCCGGCAAAAGTGGTAATCCTCGGACAAAAGACGCTCCGTCCCCGGCTCAATGCTGAGAGAAAAGAAGTTGTAGATGCGTTCTTTGTCCTGAATTGAACCGGACAGGTCAATCATATCGTTCAGATAGCTTTGAGTGGTTTTTTTAAGCTTTTCAAACACTTCGCGCTTGATCAACATCATGCCCGTGCCGCCCGCCCATATTTCAAACGGCTCGTTCACGTTGACGGTTGCGGAACCTACATAGCCAGCCAGATTGATCACCCACGATCCCGTGTGGTGCTTCAGCTCTTCAGCAGGTGTGCCTCCCTCAACGGCCTTCTGGATCATGGGCCAGTTGATTTCTTTCTTGGGATAGATGCCGCAAATAATGTTCTTCTCGGCCTCCAACATTCGATAAACGCCACCAGCGTCAAACCGCAAGTCCGCGTCAATGAATAGAAGGTGCGTGGCGTCCGTCTTCAGAAAAGCGTGAGCCAGGCTGTTGCGAGCGCGCTGGATCAGGCTTTCGTTAAAGACAAAAGACAAAGCGGACTCCACGCCGTTCTGCATAAACACGTTTTGCAACTGTAAAATACTTTGGGTGTAAAAACCCGTGCACATTCCCCCGTACATGGGGGTGGCGACAAATACTTTGCGCTTTGCGGGAGATTTCGGGGCGGCGACCTTCTTTTTAGACATCGTAATCTCCAGAGTTAGGCATAATGGGAGCCAATTTCTTGGCAAGTTCAGACATCACTGCATCTTCCGCAGCCTGATCCGCATTGGCGGTGGCGCACTGGTAAGAAAACGCTTCGTAATTGATGTTGTCGGCATAGTGATCGACGTTCAGCCGATCATACTTTTTTCTGGCGTCCTTCAAGCACTTCAAAATCACAGTGATCTCGTATGGCGTCACGTCGCGGTCCAGAATAATGGACGCCAGCTTTGCTGTACGTTCAAACATCTCTTGAACCGGACCATATTTGCTGTCCCTGTCTCGCAAGACGTTGATAGCGTTGGTAAGCACATCTGTATGGTTCATTTTGTTAGTCCCCAAGTTAGAGTTATTGCCAATATACAGATCACAACCCAAAAGGCTGCGACCTCACACTCACTCATCGTTCCCCTCCAGTGCTGCGTCGATCATGCGATTTGTCTCCAGTGGCAGACCGTAGCCGTGCCATTCCTTCACAGTCCGCAGCGCCGCCTCCAGCTTCTCGATGCGGTCGGCGGCATCTTCAAGCAACCCCCATGTGCTTTCACCGTAATCCCATTTGCGCAGCCGCTTCACAAGATCATCAGTCATCGCGGCCACTCCCCAGTATCTTTCAACGCTTCCTTGGCGACCCACACACACGTTTCTATTTCGTGTTCTTCAAGACCAACGATCTTGTAGAGCGCATCGCATAGCTTCTCGTACCGGGCATGAAGCTCGTCGTAATGCTGAGCCCAACTAGCATTGACCATATTCTCCAAGGTTTTCTCGTTCATCGTGCGTCCCCTTCATGGATACCATTACGGTTGTTGATCCGGCGGCGGCATATGCCTTGTTCACATAGAGATCGACAATTTGCATATCATCGCCGTACACCACGCCATTCATCGCGTCACACAACAGCTTCACCACATTGTCGATGTCGGGTTTTGAAGTAGGAAATAGTTTTCCTTCCTCTATTCGTTTTCGCTTCTCCCCCGTAAAACTTTTGGGTATTGCCACGCTTATGCTGAAAGTAGCCTCTAATGGGCCTATGAGAGGGGCAAGACCACGCATCGCGGTTGCCGCCAGCATCTTGATATACGCCTCTTGGTTGACCGTCTGCGGGGGCGTATAGACCCGTCCTGTGCGAGCGAAACGGGGGCGTTGCTTCCCCCGTGCCGTTCCTGGAATGACGAAAACGATGGTGCTCAAAACGGGATCGTCTCGTCTTCATTGACCGGTTTCGGCCACTGCTTGTCCGTATTCGCGGAATAGTTGTCCACGGCCAGCGAGACAAGATGGTTTTTCGGGGTCTTCTTTCGCCATCCCGAAATCTTCACTTCTGAGCCTTTCGTGTAGTCCCTGTCGAGAATGAGCTTTCCCTTATAATCGGGTGCCTTCTCGTGCTTCTTGTCTTCGTTGAAGAACAGAACGCCTGAACCGTCCTTATTTTTGTAATCAGCCATTTTCCACCTCAGTTTCTTCTTCGCCAAACAGCCTGGCGATGGTTTCCGCGTTGAATTCCTTCAGATATTGCAATTTCTCGGCCTTTTCAGCATCTGGCACTTTCTTGGCGTTTCTGACCTTCTCCAACAAGTCAAGATATGTGTCTCTCCACTCATCTTCGCCAGCGCACCACTTGTAGACCTTCACAGAGCCGTCCGCGTCAGGAACATAGAGCGCAATCCCTTCTTTCAGAGGCTCGGCTTCCAAAACCTCAATTCTGGGAACCTGCTGCGCGGGTTGGAAGTCCATTACTTCCTCGGGGGTGTACTCTCCCGTGAGAACTCCAGGGTACACAGTACGAATTCCCTCGGAGATCACACGGGCACGCAACATGGCACGCGGGTAGTTCTTCCAATTGTCCTTTCCGGCAAGACCGATCTCTTTGGCTTGCTTGAGTGTCCAGGACAATGTGAGAGAACCGCCTTGGGCATGGGAAAACTCAGCTTTCACCTCGTCGTCCGCATATTTCAACCAGTTCACCGTTCCTCCGGCTTGCTGGAACCTAGCCAGCATCGCGTCCGCACGCAGGGCCGGTCGTCCTTGGATGATGTGATAGTCTCGGGCCACCGAACCAGGGTGGCGTCCCTCGGCCTGCGCCACGGCCATAAGCGCGAGAACTTGGTCAGCAGACTTGAGACCAAAAAGGCCGCTCTTTGCGATAGCATTTGCCATACGCTCCTGATCGTTCCACGGCACCATCATGTTGCTCATTTTAACCTCACTTCACGAGAAACCGGCGCGAACCGGCTGTTTCTTTTTCATACTCAGCGTAGAGACCGGCATGGTTCTCCTTGAACGCCTTCGCGTCAAAACGCTTTGAGCCCTTTGCTGATTTCCATGTCGCCAACGTCTCACCGGCAACATTCATCAGCGTGCCGCTTTCGCCCATGCACTTTTGCAGCACGAAAGTCGCCTTCTCTTCGTATTCTTCCAACTGCTTGATTTGGTTCTT